GTGGTAACTTAGTAGCAATAGAATTAGTTACTGTTGTAGAGAATGATGCATCATTTCCAAGTGCTGCTGCCAACTCGTTAAGAGTATCAAGAGCACCAGGTGCTGAAGCAACCACATTATCTACTGCAGTTTTTACGAATGCTGTTGTAGCAATTTGAGTTGTGTTAGTTCCAGCAGTAGCGGTAGGTGCTGTTGGAGTACCAGTTAATGCTGGACTAGCCAACGGAGCATATGTGCTTGATGCTGTAGATGTAGCAAGTTTAGAATCAATTTGTGTCTGAATTGCTGATGTTACGCCATCAAGGTATCCAAGTTCAGTGGCAGATACTGTAGATGATGGAGCAATCTTTGTCCAGTCAATTGCTGCTGAGGCATTGATATCAGCGTTAACAATTGTTCCATCTGCAATCATGGTAGATGTTACAGTACCTGAGTCTGCTGCAGTAATAGCAGTTCCAGAAATCTTTGTCTTGTCAATAGCAGCAGAAGAACTAATATCAGCGTTGACAATAGTTCCGTCAGCAATCATTGTAGAAGTAACGGTTCCAGTATCAGCCTGAGTTACTGCTGTACCTGAAATCTTAGTAGATGCAATGGCTGCAGAAGAATTAATATCTGCATTTACGATAGTGCCATCAGCAATCATAGTGCTTGTTACAGTACCAGTATCGGCTGCTGTAATAGCGGTTCCTGTAATCTTAGAAGGTGATATAGAGCCAGCAAGAATTGTATTAGTTACTGTTCCTGTATCAGCAGCAGTAATTGCTGTGCCTGAAATCTTGGTCTTATCAATAGCGGCACTAGAGTTAATATCAGCATTAACAATCGTACCGTCTGCAATCATGGTACTGGTCACTACCCCAGTATCAGTTGTCTTGACGATGTTTGCTAGTGTAATGCCGTGTGCTGTTGTTGTATTCTCAATGTGGTCATTGGCCTCTTGAAGGTCACGACCAATAATCATATGTCGTACTGCAGCACCAGCGGAGTGGGCTACAGCCGTTGAGCCATCTCTTCCGCGAGTAATGGTAAGTGTGTTGCCAGACGAATAATTACTTATATCTACAATTTCTTCGTTGGCTGTATCTGGGTCGATAACAACTGTATATGTTTCAGATGATGTTGGTGTTTTACCACCCATCAATTGTGAGCCAGAGATTACAGTCATCGTTGTATCCGATGATGTAATGGCTGATGCTAGTGTCGTTTGTTGAGAACGAGAGGAGTATTTGCGTGTTGTCATTTAGTTCCCTATCGGCTGTAGTGGACGCGGATTGGATATTGATTTTGCTGGCGCATTGTTTCTTCTTTCAAGCGTTGTGTATACAAAGCATACAACTGCTTGGTTGCTGTATTAGATGCACCAAATGGACGCTTGCTATCTGTCTCATCTGCCTGTGGGCTGATTTGTGCAGCACGAGCAGGGTCCAAGTATGTTAGCAAACGATATGCGGCCCCAAGGACTATGACATCCTTACATGATTCTGGTAAACCAGTTTGAGTATTAAAGTCTTGTGAGTTAGAAGTAAAGGCTTCAGGCATTGCAGCGTAGACTACTTTTACTGTTCTACCTGGCGTAATATAATCACCAATGGTAACTGTTTGAGCATTAGCACCAAACACTGTAGCATTTGCCGCAGAGTCCCATGACCAACGGCGTACTGGAATCCATTCTTTAGATGGACCAACAGACTGCCACGATATACTAAGAACATTCATGATATTTAAATCATTGAAAGCGTAGGTTGTTACTGGCGCTTGGAATGTAAATGTTGTAGACTTAGCAGCAAAGATAGATGAACCAACTGAACGAACAGTATCATTGATTGCCTTCTTTACTGAATTGCGTGGGAATACTGGAGAGATAGTAACCTTGGCATCTGCGGCATGTGTTGCTGCAGTTGTTCCAAGATATCCTCGACCATATGGGGACACAGTAGCAGTATTTGCTACTCGGTCAAATGTATCAATCCACATTAACTCTTCATCAATCTCAACTATACCTTTACCTACAGACTCAGTAGAGCCTAGGCTAAGCACCGTTGGAGAAGCAGATGAGGATGTCGTTCCAGTCACTGCAGTCTTAAGATAAGTAGTTCTTTCCTGTTGGTATGTATAACCAGCAAGGTTAATCAGAACCTCATCTATAATATTAGATAGGGTAGTTGTCATTACATGTTCACCCTTCTGAGTGCTTCGGCAGGTCCAAGACCAACGGTTCCAGCAATAGCATTGCAAGCACCTTGAAGGTCTTGCCATTTGTCAATAGTCAGACCAGCATAGATATTGCAAGCACCAGTAGCAGCAAGCCCTGTGGTTCCTGCTAACTTATTAGCAGCACCTTCATCGTCAAGCCATTCTGTCTTAGGTGGTAGAGTTCCACCAAAGGCAAGGCGATTGAGTTCCTCTACTAATGTACTTCCTGGTCTACCTGTTGCCATTGGCTACCTTCCTTACTTAGGAGTAATTAATTTACCTGCGCCCTGAGGCACAATAATTTTCTTTTCATTCTTCTTTTCTACGCCACCAAAGAATGCTTTATAATAATGTTCATCAAATGAGAATCGCTTCATATGTGGCACTGTTGCTCCAGTATCACACCATACCTCTATCCCAGCCTTACCGCATAGAGAGAAGAAGTATATGTCTTCGCCAATAAATGTCTTCTCACTGCCTGCTTCAGCAAACATTGGAACATGTGGAACATTCTCAATAATCTTTTCAACTACACTGCGGTGCATAAGAACAAAGCCCATGCCAGCGGCATGAACCTTAATGAACTTATCATCAGGTAGTGGATGGACTGGCATAATGCCAATCGTGTCGCCCTTTTCAACAAACTCAAATACTGTTGGAGATGGAATCATAAGCGGTTCTTCTGGTGTCTTGCTTGTAAAATATACACCAGTTACTATCGGATGCTTATCTTTATCCTTTTTATTCCACAGTCTTAAAAACTTTTCTGGACTGATTACCACATCTGAGTCTACCCATAGTAGCCAATCAGATAGATTCTTTTCATACCAGTAACGAATAACATGCTCACGCTGTCGGGCAATCTGGTTGCCACCACTGCGGATGCTTGTCTCAAACTGGACTCCAGACTTAAGCAGCACATCGGCTACTCCCTGCATAAACTTGCCGTCTACTAATCCGTTATCGCACCAAGCAATTGCTACTGTATCTTGTTTTGTTTCAGTCATTGTCCCCTACTTTGTTATCTGTACTTTGCGGTTTTCTTTGCTATTGATTTAGGTTGCTTGACAAACTGTTTACCCTTGCTCATTCCTTCACGCTTTGCTTTGGTAGTTGCTGCGTACTCAGATGAACTAAGTGCTTGTCTTGCTTTCTTTGGTAGATATCTTTCACCAGTAGCATTCTTGCCCTGGGTGCTAGGCTTACCAGATTTGGTTCCCCAGTCTTCTTTAGTCCATTTAGATAAAGACTGTTGTTTGCTAGACTTAGTTCCGTTATATCCACCGCCAGCCTTCTTGTATTCTACTGCAACAAGTTGTGCTTTACGAGCAGACCATTGACCAGGTTTGCCACCTTTAGAACTAGCCATAACACGGTTCTTAATACGGTTTCTTAATTCAGGTTTAGTGTAACCCATGATTACATACCGTTCTTTTTGCGAGTATCGCCTACTGGACGAGGTACAATTGGGCCACGCTTTGGTTCAGTCTTGCCAGATGTAATACCTAGTTTAGCAAGATTAACTTTAACTCTTTTGCCCTTAGAGATGTTTACTTTCTTCACCACTTTACCTTATCCGCCCAGTAAGCGGCACTCATCTTTCCTTTAGCAATGTTCTTAGCATGGCGAGCCTTGAATGAACGGCGTCGTGCTGCATATGACGCAGACTCTCCAGCCTTCTTTGGAGAACCAGAGACACCCTGTTGACCAAAGTGAATGGTCTTTACTTTGTCTCCCTCTTTGGCAACAACCACATGTGACTTAGTTGGGTGATTAGGAGTACGCTTTGGTTTATTAAAACCAGATACTCCAGCCCTTGCTAGCCTAGGGTCTCTTTTGCTTTTCTTTTCCATATTCCCCATACTTTCCTAAGACTGCTTTGACACTTCCGTCTTTACGCAATCTTACTATCATCCCATTCTTTATCTGAACTGGGTTAAATCCGTAATGCTTTTTGTATTGTCCAGAGGACACAATTACATGCCACCCATTTGACGATATACTTTAGATACACGAGATGTGTTCTTTCCAGTAATACCAGCAGTTGTGCGTGGAAGGCCAGATGATGTCATTGAGCCAGCGCGACGAGAACTTGTTGCAAAGTTTTCTCGCGTAGAAGCAGTACCAGTAATTTTTGGCATTGGCTTCATTTGCTCCGTATATTGCTGAAGGTCCTTGCGTGTTACAGGACGATTATTCATTGGCATACTATTTGCCTTTCTTCTTTGACATACCAGCCTGTGATAGGGCTATGGCAATTGCTTGTTTCTTGGACTTTACCTTCTTTGGAGATTTGCCGATGTTAAGTTCACCAGCCTTGAATTCCTTCATTACTTTGGAAATCTTTTTCTTTGCTGCTGCTTTCTTCATCGTCCTGTCTTTCTCCAGCGTTCTAATTCTGGGTCAGTTGGCCAATTATTGTTGTGTGTTTTAGCATACTTCTCACGCTCAGCCATAAGTTTCTTTAACGCATCAGCCTGCATTTTTTCAGCAGGACTTGCTGCAGGTGTTCGAACCTTAAGAGTTGGAGTTGGAGAAGGGGTAGGCTTCTTTGGTGCAGCCATGTTACTTCTTCTTTCCCATTTTCTTCATTGAAGAATTCTTCATCATCTTACCATTAGGCATCTTATGCTTTCCAGCCTTTTTGCCATATTCCATCATACGCTCTTTAGCACCCTCAGACTTTTCATGTTTCTTCATAGCCTTCTTAGATGCGTATTTTTCGCCTTTAACTGACATTATACTAGACCTACTTCCTTCATGGTTGTTGCCACTTTATCTGTTATTTGGTGTGCCTTAGGCATTGTGTCTCCATCGTAGGCTTTGCCTAATGCCTCCGACGCTTTATGTGCTGCTTGGATTTGAGCCATACTTGTACCATTAGGTTGTATGCCTTGCGCCCTAGCATCTTCATAAGCCCTTAATTCTGCTTGCCATTTCTTCTCAGGGATGTCTCTTTTAGCATCGCCTGCGTTGACTTGCAGTCCCATTACTTTACATCCAAAGCAACCTTCTACTTCTACTGGATGGTCTTGCCAGTGATATGCCATTCTATCCCCTTATATCGCTGTGAAGTTAGCCTCAGTAACTCCAATACTAGCAGCAATTAATGCTGTCTTAGTTGCCTCATCAACAACATGATTCCTACCACCTTGATAGAATTCTTGATAAGATTCTACACTAGGGTCTAAAGGATATCTAGATTGCTTATATGCTCCACCTTGTTTAACAACAGAGATTCCTTTATTGCCTTTCCTAAAGTAAAACAATCTATGTTTTCCAATAGGTGCTTCTTCAGCAATCGGTGTTTTAAAAATATAGTCAGCCATGTTACTCCTTAACGAACTTACTGATAGGTAGGGAATTGCTCCCCTACCCACCCGTCAATCAATTTAGGCGATTGATGAACCTGATTCGATGCGATATAGTGCATCTTCGCGGTAGCGTGCAAAGCCAAGTACGCCGTACCAACCCATTGGGCGGTGACGCATCAACTTGTCAACAACTGGTCCGATGACTACATGTGGCTCTTCAGCAACTGCTTCTGCAAGCGCTTGCTGTCCAGCAATGATTGTGCGGTAAACCTTAGCAGATGAAGCACCATCTGTTGCGGTGTACATACGGTTGGTTTCAACGAAGTATGCACCCTCATAGTTACCGATTTCTCCTGCCCAGATACGGTCCTGTGCAGCACCATATTGGTTAGGAAGCAACCAGCCTGCTGAACCTGTCTCAGCACGAAGGTCGTGTGAAACTTCTGGGTGAACACCAGCCCAGTATAGGTTAGCCTTGCGGCCCTTTGCATTGTTACCACGCAACTTAGCAACAGCCTTACGGATGTTTGCTGAAGAAAGGGTAGCAGCAGCAGTGATTGTTGCTGTAGATGTTGCGGTTGAACCTGAGTAAATAACATTGGTTCCACCACGAAGTGTTGCCATAGCGACCTTGTCGATAGAATCTGCAAGGTTGTATGCAATGATGTTTGCGATTGCTGGGTCTACATCAGCAAGGCTGAAGAGTTCCAACGCACGAGTTACCAACACAGAGTTACCGTACTCAGCAAGAGTAATGGTTACAGAAGTTGGTGTAGATAGGCCTACTGCATCTGGGTCAGTATCCTCAGTGAGGGCTGTAGTTGCAGCAGAAAGGTCAACATAGCGTTGTAAAACAACTGTTGAGCCAGGTTGTGCTTGGCGTGCTGGGCGCTTATCCGCGACTGAACGAATTAGTGGTTCAGAACGGAGAGCGAATTCAAGAAGACGGTCATACGCCTTCTGTACTAAACCTGCACCACCAGCGGTTCCTCCAAGAGAGGATGAACCTGTAGTTACATAAGTGTTAGCCATTCGTCACCTCCAGTGACTAGAAACTATGAATTATTCTTGTGAACGGAGTAAATCAAGTAATGCATCCATAGATTCTGCATTATCGATTTTAGAGTTAATCTCTTCCATTCGGTCTGGGGTATACGCACCTTGGGTCAAAACATCCTGTGCTCGCAATGCAGCACGGTCTTGTTCTGCTACCTTTGGTTCAGCCTGCTCCACTTTAATTCCAAACAAATCTGCGTTCTCATCGAGCCAGTTAGAAACTGTCTCTTCGTTAACATCATCAATGTCCTTAAGAATTAAGCGTGCTGCCTTAGCGTTTACGCCCTTCTTTTCCAGGACTTCTTTGACGGTTCGCTCACGCTGCACTTTGGATAATCCCTCAAGTTGCTCAGTGAGTTCCTTAATACGCTTCTCATCGGCTCTCTTTGCTTTCCGTAACTTCTTAATCAAGTCACTTCCATCACCAGAGAAACCTTGGTCAGTATCTAGGTCTTCGTCTTCGTCTTCCCAGTAATTGTTGCTCATAGCAACTACCACCCTTCTATTCGTTGTTAGTCGCAGGCCGCAGTTCAGTTCGGGGAAACTGGCTGGCTCCTACTATCGGTCTTGTACTCTGCATGGGGCCGACAGGTCCATGTCAGGATTCTATATTTGTCCGCCTGTTGTGCTTGTCAATGAAGCCTTTGTTGTTCCAGCCTTACCAGAGAATGTTGCAATTTCTCTTTCGGTAAGCGCTCTACGCTTACGCTGTGCGGATGCTAGTGTATTAAATACTTCTTGCTCTGCTTGGGCTTGGTCGTATCCAGGAAGTGTAGTTCCATAGATAGCACTTAGTTTTTCTGCGGTAGGTAGGATATCAGCAATGGTTGCATATCCCTTTTGTGCTTCTGCTTGAGTAATACCCTGTGCTGCCAGTTGTTCTGCAACTGCTACACCAGATTCAAGTCCTTGTACTCTTGCTGCTGTACCAATTTCTGCTGCAGCAATCTGACGCTGAATCTTAGGTAGTTGCTGATTAGGGTCAAGTACATAGGCGACCATATCGGCAGAGCCAATTCCATAATAATCTTTAAGTGTCTTTGCAATAGCAGGGTCAGCATTCTGAACTCTCTGAACAGCCATAGCCACACGAGTAGACATTTCAGATGGCGACACATCGTTAGCAATAAACTGTTGAACATATGCATCATTGTCAAACTGTGTTAATCCGTATGCACGGAGTGTTTGACGGTATGCATCCTCATTAGATAGATACTCTGCAGGTGTAAGGACTGTAAGTCCCTTCTTAATACGCTGAGCATTAGCAGCAAATCGCTGTTGATACTCTGGAGTATTCTGCAATTCAAGTGTTATAGTATCTTCACTATAGCCCTGACGAGCAAGGTCAAGAACCTTTGCACCTAGGCTAGCAAGACCATACTTAGCAAATCTATCTGCTACAAGTTTACCAACAGACTCTCGTTGTGCAGCAACTCTTTCTGCTTCTGCTGCCGCTGCTGCGGCATCTTTTGCTGCCTGCTGTTGTGCTGCCGTTGCAGCCGCTTGTTGTGCTGCAAGAAGCGCAGCCAATTGTTGATTTGTCGCATCTGCTGCTGCTCTTGCTGCGGCGTCTGCCGCTGCTTGCGCTGCTGCTAATTCTGCGAGTAGGCGTTCTCTTTCCGCTGCTGATGCTGCTTCAAGTTCTGCTTTAATTCTAGCAAGTTCTGCTGCACGAGCCTCTGCTTCAGCCTTAGCCTTAGCCTCTGCTTCCGCTGCCGCTTTTGCTGCTGCATCTGCTGCCGCCTTAGCAGCCGCATCTGCTGCGGCTTTAGCCGCTGCGTCTGCTGCAGCCTTTGCTGCGGCATCTGCCGCTGCTTTATCTGCTGCGGCTTTAGCCGCATCTGCTGCTGCATTGCCAGTAGAACCAGTAGCGCCAGCCGAACTAGATACTGGAGTTACGCCAGCAGCCTTAGCAATTGTAGCAAGTTTTGTTGCACTAACACCAGATGTTGGAGAGAATGGGTTGGTTCCACCAGTTACTCCACCAGCGTATGTGCTTGTAGCAGTTTTAGTTGCAGTATTAACTACAGGAATATTTACTGTTTGACCAACGCTAATTTTGTTAAGGTTAGAAATCTGTGGGTTTGCAGCCGCAACTGCAGCAACGCTAACACCAGCCTTAGCAGCAATTGCTGAGATTGTTTGTCCAGACTGTACTTTAGTCGTACTAGCAATAGGTACTGTAGGTTTAGGAGCAGCCATGTTTACGCCAATCCAAAGTCACGAAGGACTTTTAATGATAGTGAGTCTACAGTTCTACGAGCATTGTTGGTTTTTTCCCAGCGTGGGTCCATACGAAGTTCGTTCTCAAATTGCCATATAGGTTTAACTGCTGGCTTTCCATCAGCACCTACATACTGTAAAGCCTTGCGGAGAGTAAGGTCATTGAATGTAATACTATCTGGGTCAATCTCTAGGATGTTAGCCATAGATGCTTTGTATGCGGAGGCAAGTGCCTCAACGCTAGTTCCTTTATTAATTTGGTCAGCATATCCTGGAAACGCACTTGCTGCATCTCTACGGATAAGTGCCTGAATATCATCGGTTGTTGTAGTACCAGAAAAGATTCCCTGTGACCAAGCATCAAGACTCTTCTGAGAGTATGACATGCCAAAGGCATCAGCGTATTCTTTAAGGCTTTGTACGCTGCCTAGAGTAGAGCCACCAATTGGCTTACCCTTAGCCTTAATTAAAGCATTAAGGTCTAGTTGAGAATCTGACAAGCCCTTAAGATATGCATCTTCAAGAGTGGCATCGTCTACAGTTATTCCTTTACCAGTAAGGCGACGCTTCTGTTCTAACTTATAAGCCTCAAGTTCTTGTGCATATACTCCAGGCTGTGATGCCTTTTTCTTTTGACGAGTCTGCGCATTAGATGTAAGGTTTCTATAGTAATTAGTTTTATAGTACTCTAGTTCGGCATCAGTTGTATTGCCAGCCTTCCATAGGTCAAATACCTTTTGAAGTTCTGGAAACTGTTTGATTAAATCAGCGGTAATACCAAATGCTGTTGTTGTCTCTGCCACTCTAGCCTCCTAGTCCTGATAGGAAGTCGGCAAAGTCAAGGCTTTGCTTCTCCGCTAAATCTTGTGGGGCATTCTCTGCTACACTCTTCTTAATCAAAGCCTGAGCCTTTTCTTTTGTATAGCCAGGGGTTGTTTCAGTTACGGTTTTTCCGCCAACCTTCTTGGTTACAGTTACTGTACCCTTGTCAATCATATCTTTGATTGCTGTATAAAACTCTTTGTTTTCGCTTTCTGTAGCCTTGCGACCAAGCACGCTCTTAAGAGTGTCATCAATCAATGACTGGATTTCTTCAGGTTGGAATAGATACTTTTGAACAGAAGTGGTTGGTTTATTAGCCCCACCTACTCCTTGGTTCTTTGCATACCATTGAAGATACTGTTCAGGGGTAATCTTTCGTGTACCATTTGATTTATTGTACCAGTCAGATGCACCATCTACCGCAAGTTCATATATTGATGCAGCCTTTAATGGGTCAACATCGCCATAACCATACTTAGAAAGAGTCTTCTTCCATGCTGCTTCAACTGATGGGTCAGTATAATAACTAGACTTTAAGTCGCTAGCCTTTGCGGTATCTGAAACAACTTCGATTTGTTGGCCAGTCTTTTTGAATGTAATGGTCTTTTTCTTTCCTGGACCAACATAGACTTGTCCAGCAGTAGAGACACCATTTCCATTCTTTAGATTATCTAATGCGTTTCCCACTACAAGCCTTTCGTCAAATCGTCGTTTTCAAGAATACGATTGTAAACTCTGCTAAATGAAATATATTCATCTAATAGTCCACTAGTAAATGTATCCCATGATTCTTTAATGTCTTGATTACTTACAGCATTAATAGACTTATTCTTTCTTGATTGAAGAATTTCACGGACATATTGTCTTCCTTCAAGATAATCAGACATAGCCTTTAGGTCTGGACGACCTGCAAGTCTCGGGTCAGTAATGGCCTGCTGAGCAAACTTAAGGAAGTTGTACACCTTTTGAGTATCAATTTTTCCTCGGACTGCTGCCCATTCTGGGTTTTCCTGGCTTAATTCTTCAATGAACTGACGCTTACGGTCAGCCAAATCCCGTGCTGCCTTAACATTAAGGTTAGGAAGTCCTCGTGCAATACGCTCTGCCTCTAGGATATCCATACCTTTGTTGTATGTAATCCATCCCTTTTCAGCCTGAGTAGATGAAATAGCCTCATATGGGTCTTGTGACTCACGATACTTCTTCGTGCTACCAGGAGCAACAGGTGTACTGCGTTGGCTTTGATATACGCTAGGTGAAAACTCACCAGCATTAGCATCGCCTACAATAAACCAACCATACTCTGGGTTCTTAGCAATAAGGTCAGATAATTGACGAGAACGCTTCTCTGCTTCAATGGTTGCTGCTACACCAGTATTGTTCTTTGATAGGCTAGTGGTGAAGATAAAGTAATCTTCACCGTAGGTATCGTAGAACTTCTGTGCTGCATTCTCTGGGTCTTCTTGACGCAATCTATGGTATTCGTCGATGTAGAACTGATATGGAGAACGAGTATTAGTTGCAAATGGAAGTGTTAGTTTTGCTGCTGCTTCCATAGCCAAAATGCTTTTTGCTTTTTTATCAATCTCTGTTGAAGTGGGGGCTGTATCTCTTAGTCCCATATCATACTTATGGTTTTCTTCCATAGCAATAAGAACTGTTAGATTACGGCGTGTTGGGTCATTCTCATCGAACATTGACCAGATACGCTTAGCACCTGAGTTCTGAACAAGTAAGTCTTTTGTAAATTCACCAGCAGTTGTACCTGTTGGACCATATGGTAGAATTTCTTTTACTAATGCTAGGCGTTCTGCATCAGGAACATACTTAATTAAGAACGAAGTTCCCATCTGTACGAACCATCCAGCACCTGGATTCCACCATTGATTTCCCTGGAATAACAAGTCAAGACTTGTCTTAGGAATAGCAAGAGGTCTATCTACTTTGCCAAAAGTCATACGCTTTACCCATTCACCAGGAATGTTAATGTATGTCTTTCCGTCGCGTTCTTCTGTAATACCAGCACGGTCAGGTGAGTTGTAAACCATTTCCATCTTACGGAATACTGATGGGTCATTTACTACAATACGACCCCACTTTTCGGCAACATCGCCAAATGCGCCAAAGAACGGGAATGCATAACGCATGGTATATGCAGCATCAATGCGCTCAGATGTATCATAAACGGTACGACGGAGTTCTGCTCTAGCCCATTGGCGAGCATTATTCTCTAGTCGGCGTAGATACTCTGGTGGAATTGTATCACCAGGATATGTATCAATGGCATTACGCACTAATGAATCCATACGCTTACGATAGAACTCTACGAATAATGGTTGACGCACTAGGTTTGCTTCTGGAACTTCACCAAAGTATTTATAGAACTTATCACGGATACCAGAGAAGTATCTAATAGCCTGGTGTGTACCATTAGCAGCACCAACTTGTGCAGCATTGACTGCTGGATAGTTTAGTGTGTCTGTGCCAAAAGTCTTTTTGATATCATCATATGTAATTTTACGCTTGGCTGCAATGTCTTTAAGGTTACCAGCCCATGCAGGGAACAATTTGTCAATGTTATCCATGTTTGCTTCAGCAATAGCACGAGCATCTCGTCCCATTCCTAGCACACGCATGATGTCTCGGCCTTCTTTTGTCTTAAGAAGGAAGTATTCAGCCTCGCTGACTACCTGTTCTCTTGGTTTATTCTGCAAAAGAATCTGGGTAATCTTTGAATTGCGCACCTGACGGTTAACAACTCGCTCATACGCCTGCGCCCAGTTAGGGTCATCGCCACGAATAACTACAAAGTCACCAGTTGTTTCAAAAACATTGTTTAATTTAGTACGAGAACTAGCAAGATGGTCATCAACTAGACGAGCAGCCTCAGAAATAAACTTCTTCTTGATATATTCTGCTTGTTCTGGTCCAGCACCAAGAGCATCCTGGTACTTTACCCCATCAATCTCGCGTAGTCCTAGGCCAAACTTGTCTTCAATTGCTGTTTCTCCAGACAACATCTTGTCAATATCAGCAATCTGCGCATCAATTAAGTCTGGGTCATCAGCCAAGTCACGCATAGCGTGAAGTTCATCACGGTGTGCCGCAAGTTTGACATCATCGCTCCACTGATAAATATCATCTAGTGTAGCACCATTAAATCTATTGTTAAACATCTTGCGTGTTGACTCACGAAGTCCACTAACAAGTGCCATAGGTCCAGTAGTTGTCAGCACACGAAGGAATCCTTCGCTGACATTTCGAACTGGATAACCAATACGAGCAAGAACCTCAAACTTAATAAGTGAGTCTAGACCATCGATGATGTCAGTAGCGCCAGCCTTGGTCCTGTAGTACACGCCAACTTTATCTGAGCGGCGTGCTCTAGATAGTCGGTTAAGTGCTGTATACATTGTGTCAATATCAAGAACTGGAAGTTGTTTTACCAACTGAGTTTCATTCAATGGTAGAGGAACAATATACTTTAGGTCTTCGGAACCTAGGACTGGCGTAATCTTAGAACCTACTGGTACAACTCGTCCATCTTCAAGAGTTTTTGTTGCTCCAGTATAAGCACGCTCACGAATAATGTTATGAGCCTTAGAACGACCACCAGCAAATAGTGACCATGCTGCACGAACATCCGTCTCGTCAAACCCAAACTGCTTTGCTACAGTACCGAATAGTTCTTGCTCAATCTTTTGGAAAGCATTAGCGCGCTCAGCGGCATTTGTTGCAGCAGTGTATGTATTGAACAGTTCTTGTTTACGCTCAACTGTAAAAGCAGCCTTCTTGAGGTCTGCCTCTAAACCTTTAATCTCAGCCTTAAGAGCCTTTACTTCTTCTGGCTTAAGTGTTTGAGTATTAAGTCTATTCTTTGCTATATTGATTTGATTTGTATATGCTTCTTCTTGTTTTGCTGCAAGGCCGCGAACACGGCTAAGCATATTATCTACAGTCTGTACAGATTGATTGTCGGTAAAGTCAATCCATCCACGAGGACGCTTATAGAAGAAACTTGTAAGGACTCGAACTGGTGCGCCTGCTGCGCCTGCTCGTAGGTCAATAAACTTCTGACTTCCACCAAATGCTTGACGAAGCATAGATGCTTTATTAAATTCAGGTATGCGTGTAGGGTCAAGAATTGCTTCGGCACTTAACTTCATGTGAAGGTCGCGTAGTTCATCTTCATAGAGGGCAGCATTCTCAACTGCCTTCTCTAAGTCAGAACCTTGATTGACCAAGTCCATTGTAAGTTGACCAGTAGCCTTATCACGACCAGCGCCAAAGAACTTGGCTGCGGTTACTTCGTCCTGAAGATTACCAATCTTAACTGCAATGTCACGGCTTGATGCCATAAGTCTTGTACCAGCATCTGCATCACCCATAGCCATCTTAATAATATCTGCTTTGGTAGCGTGACGAAGTGCTGTATCTTCAATCTTGTTTGCATCAGCAAGGATATCTGCAAAAGATGCTGGGTTTGCTGACTCGCGGATAGCCTTAACACGGAACAAATCTGTTTGGTCCATGCCATCAGTCTTCTTAATAAAGTCATCAAATGTGGCTTTTACTCTAGTTGCTTTATAACCAGTCTTTTCGCCAGCAAGGATAGCATTAAGTTCTTTAACACCCTTGACTGTATAGCCAATAGCCTTATAACCTTTGACTAGTTTGCCACCAATAATGGTAGGGTCAAGTACAAAACGAGATACAATATCAGTGCCAAGAGAAGCATAGCGACCATAGAGTTGTTCCCTAAATGCTTTTTCTGCCTGCTGTTTATCAAAGATATTAAAATCATTTGCAGCAAAAAGCATGTGGTCTTGCAAGAACTTATCAGCACCAGAAAGTTTACCAAAACTTACAGTCTTTGCTATACCAGAAAACAAACCCTCAAGTTCATCTATTGGTTTACCCAACATTGTTCTTGTAATTGCACGACCAGCAGAGATATCGTGTGACTTATCCCACGCCTCTTTAACCTTATCAAGAGAAAAATCATCTTGCCAGATAGGGTTATTTTTTTCTCCGAGAGTTAATCCAAATGAGACTGTTTGAGTAGTAAAGTTATATGCCTTTTCTAAGCCAGTAAATACTTTACCCCAAAAACTTTCATTTGTCTTTTTAGTTTGTGTCTGGCCAGAATTATATACGGCAACTGCTTCAGCACGAGTCTTTGGTGGAATAGATTTACCCATATCCAGCGGTAAAGACATTGACGAATTAGAACTACCGCCAGCATAGTACTTGTTGAATGCACCCATAGTATCAAATGCGGAAGGGTTCTTAGACTTCTTCCAATCATTGTACGCTGAGTAGGCTGCTTCTCTATCGCTCATAGCAGATTAGCCCTTAAAATTCTCACATAATTACGGAATGCTTGTGATGAATTTGGGCTTTGTGCTGCGACCTCCAGGGCTGGTAAGTATGAAAGTAATCTTTGTTTTTCAGAATCTGTATCTGTTGCTGTAGGCAACATTAAAGCCTCTGTTCCAGCACCAGCACCAAGTGCTGCGCCATCAGTTACAGGAACATCTGGCTGCTCTGTTGGTGCGCTAAGGGGAGTAACTTGTGGCATTGAGTTAATAGGATTCATCAATGGTGCAGTTTGATTACCTGCCATTGGTGCTGCCTGTTGCTGCTCCATAGTTGCCTGACCTTGCCCATAGCCTAAACCTGAATAATATTTTGCGGCTTGTGTACCGCTTTGTCCGTTTCCACCAGTAGCAGAAACATTTGTTGGACTATACTGTGGTCCGCCGTTAGCGCCACCGCTTCCTACTCCACCCATTGTTCCTCCTACTTAGAATACTGTATCTTAGTGATAATGGGACCACCTGTATAGATATCCCATTTGCTTGCTATGTCTATTGCTTTTTTGATAATTTTTTCTGCTTGAGTTGCAGTTTCAACCCTGTTAATTCTAAGTGCTTCCATAACACCAATAGCAATGTCCCCACCGCTACCAGAGTAATAGATACCACGAACATCACGGTCCCAAGAGTAATCCTCAAAGATAGGATAAATAATTCCGCGAATGCTAATAAGAAACTGTGAATCATGTGCCGCTGCATCGCCGTCCTCTTTCATATCATATCCAGCATCTACAAATAATTTACGCATTGCTGGTATGAACTTTTGCGTTACAAATAAATCTAGGTCTTCTCCGACTCTAGGCTTTGGTGCTTTCCACCCATACTGCAATAAGTTAGAACCTCTGCCTGCGCCAGAACCAGCAATTAATATGCCGTTGTTATCTACAATCTTTGGCGTAGCCATATCGATTGGACGACCAGAATCATCTGATGAGCGTGAGTCGCAACCAATGACAGACCATCCGTCGCCTTGAATAGCAGCAAGTGTTGTCATTGTCCCCTCCTACTACTATCGTCTACGGATTGTTCTTACGCTTGCGTTTGCCTGTCCTCCACCAGTTAGACTTGACAACAGACTCTGAACATCAGGTGGTGCTGCTGGTGGTAACTGCATAGGAGATGGACCTCCTACTGGAGAGGAGGGAGCAGGGGACGGTTGCTCAACCTGAGGCGCTACTCCAGCAGGAGGAACTTGTTGTTTAGGTGCGAATGTTTCTTCAATCGCATCTTCAATAGCCTGTCCCTTTTGTCGTGATTTAATAACTGTAGCAATCTTTGTAACAACTTCAGATGGGTCTTGTCCTTGCGTTGCCATCTGTGGAATTGCTTGTGTGTATGCTTGAAGTGAAGCAAGAAGCGCATTACGCATATCTTCAACTTCAATCTTCTCTTGTTCTTGGCTGACATTGACATTGAATGGAAGTTCACGCATTGCCATATCCTTGGAGATAAGTTTACCACCAAGTGCCTGAAGCATAAAGATAAGACCTTGTGCTGGATTTAATCCTGCTAACATACCATAGCGAACATCAGCGGAGTAATCTCCCTTGATGTCTTTGCTTGGCTTGTATTCTAGAGCATACGGTGAACCAGCATCAACGCCACGAATTGTCTTTACTACATCAAAAATTGTTTCATCAACCTCAAAGCAGAGGCGAATTATATCTCGAAGAGCCGTTGCAAATATTGCTTGCGCACTCTTGACCTGAGTATCAAATGCTCCCATAAGGGCCTGGACGCCTTGACCCGTAACGATAGACGCATTAAC